ACGAGGTGACAACACCGGGCTTCAATCCCTGAGCGGTAGCTGAAATCGTCATGCGATTACCAAACTACTGGAGGAGTTGAACGTGTGAATCGTGTACGACCCAGAGGTTGAGGTTGTTCCGCCTGTGATGGTGTAGCCAGTTGCGTCAGCGGTGAGATAGCGCAAAATGACGACTCCAGAACCACCAGCACCACCATTTGTTAGATATTGGCCTCCACCGCCGCCACCGCCAGTATTCGCCGTGCCAGCAGTCGGATTAGAGGTTCCGTATTTTCCACCGTTACCTCCCCCACCAGTACCACCAGTTCCAGCAGTTGAACCCGCGTTGCAAGACCCACCACCACCGCCACCCCTAGACACAGCAGACCCAGTAATCGACGAAGAAAGACCAGCACCACCATTACCAGCAACAGATGCTGTTGCCGCCGCTCCAACCGCCCCAGCGCCACCTCCGCCTCCACCAGCAGCGTTGTCGTTACCAGCGTTTCCTCCCGCTCCACCTGCATAGCCTTGACCGCCAGTAGCAGAACCACCAGCCTTTATGGTGGAGCCGCTACCAGCCCAACCGCCACCACCACCAGAACCGCCAGAAGAACCATCGGTCGGATACCGTCCACCTTTCCCACCGCCAACTGAAACTATAGAGGCAAGAGATGAATTGGACCCAGAAGTTCCAGTAGCGGTTGAACCGTCTTCGGTTGTTCCACCAGAACCTCCAGCACCGATTACTACAGAATGAGTCCCAATCGGCAGCATAAGTTTTGGTTCAACAGCGGAACCACCGCCAGATGTTTCTCCAGCAACAGACGACCTATAGCCACCAGAGCCGCCACCACCAGCCCAATGGCGTTCACCACCGCCGCCACCAGCAATTACTAAATACTCGACATAGATGCCGCGGTTATGCAAAGTTCCAGCAGACCAAGACGAACCAAGCCACACCTTCAACAGATTCGTATCTGTCTCATAAATTGTCTGACCTGTGTAAGGGCTAGCAGGACGGGTTGAACTAGTACAAACCCCAGGCTTTATCGACCCGATACCGTACCCAGAATCCAAACCCATCAGGCAGTCTGCTTCTCCCAACCAACAACCGTAACATTCACCTTAGACGCAGTATCAGACAAACCCTGCAACGACTCACCAGCAGCCAACACCAACGCCGTATCCCACACAATCACATCATTCGCACCAATCGGCAACGCCGACATAATCCGATTCGACGCAGTAGCCGCCGACCCCACAGCCAACGTCACCGTACGGTCAACCGTATCCGTGTTACAAATAATTATCTGCTTGATAACCTCCGCATAGCCAGTGGCAGCGGTACAAATCGTGGTCGTCGAAGTACCCAACTGGGTTGGTCCGCCGAGACGGGATTCGCTTCTATCACCAACAGCCATCGTTACGCTCCAATATCCATGAGAATGATTGCCGCCAACACATCAGAGTTCAACGGCTTATTTACCTTGTAATCAAGACTAGTCGCAACACTCGACCCATTCACCCCAACCTTCGCCTCCAACGCCTCAATCGCATCATTCGCATCAGCGTGCTGGTCCGCATGAGACGGACTCGTGAGCGAATCATTCGCTGTCGGATTAGTCAGCGCATCAAGAGATTGGGGGAAACTAGTCGCCACGACGGGCTACCCCACTAATCCAGCGTAAGCGTCAGCGAAGTGATTTGGAAGGTGTCGCCAGCAGTGACAGCAGCAGAAGAAGACAAAGCGCCAGACCACAAACAGTTGCCCGTAGAAGCATTATCCCAAAGCGACCAATGTGAGTACGTCTCTGTTGCCGCGACGTTGGTCCATTCAAGAGTCGCAGAAGAAGCCAACGAACCCGACGAAGCAGCCGACCACGACACCGACTTACGAGTCGTCTCAGTCGCAGCATTGCTTGTTCCCGCCTCGCCTGGGTCGCCAGTGTGCAACTTGACGTAGGTGGTGGTGACAGCAAACGACTGATTCCTGAGTGTGTCGAGAAGTGCGTTTTCGGCGTAGTTGGAAATTGACATCGCTAAGAGTGTAGCAAATAGAAAAGCCCCCCGCCGAAGCAGGGGGCTTCTCTGAACCAGACTGGGTCTAGTTAGTTCGTGCCGATGCTCGAAGCGGATTCGATGCGACGGAGCGAAGCCTCGCGGAAGCGACCGTAGCCACCCAGCCAGTACCAGCCCAAAGGCTGCAAGCGCATGAGGTAGTCGGTGACGTTGCCGCGGACAATCTTCGGCACTGCGCCGTTTCCGTCCTGCGTCGAGAACGCCTTGGCGAGAGCCTGACGTCCCATGATGTGCGTGCAGTACACGTCGACGGTTCCCGTTGAACCCGAGCCGTCCGAGGCGTTCGTGAACACCTTGGCGCGTGGCGTCTCAATGAAACGAACCGACTCGAAGAGTCCGATTTCGCCGTTGTAGATGCCCTCTGGGTTGACGTAGTTCGCTGGCGTGCGCCATGCTGCTGCGTCGGTTGCCGAACGGAAGTCGTACGACACGTCTGGGTGGATGAAGCCCATGTACGAGCCGTTGAACGTAGCAACGTTCGCTCCGCGCAACTGTGCGACGACCTTGCGGACGTCGTCAGCGGCGATGATGTCTTCTGCTGCGACCGTGGTGCGGCTGGACGGGGTGCTGCTGCCACCCGTTGCGTACACGACGTTGCTGCCGCCTGCGAGAACTTCGCGGACGACCTGGTCCATCGAGTCACCAGCGTTGTAGCCGATGATGTTGGCTGCTGCCGAGTCAACGTCGAGGAACGCGGTGCCACGCAACTTTGCGGTGGTGACGACTGCGTTGCCGTACTCGTTGAGGGTGACGGTCACCTGGCTGTCGGACAGCGCGGTCGGGGTGACGTCGGTGACCTCGTTGAGGGTCGACGTCGCGGCTGCGATGTCAGAGAAGATGGTGAACGTGACGCCAGAACCAGGCATTGCCTGGGCGACTGGCTGGATGTCTGCTGCCTGGTCGAACAGGAGTTCCGAACGCAACGCGAAGTACGCGAGGCGGTCAAATGCAACCTGGTCGATGGACAGAGACGAGGTAGTGGTTTCGCCTGCCATTTTAGTTTTTTCCTTTTGTTAGTAGTTTGCGTTTCCTAGAGCGATTCGTGCTTCTGCCAGGATTGCATCTACTTCTTGCGGGCTTCGAGCCTCGCTGATTCGCCTGCTCCAGTCGACTGGTGGCTGTGCGGTTTGAGCGCCCGCAGCGATTTTGTTGGTTCGCTGCCACGCCTGTGCCTCATCAGCCGTTGGTGTCGTTTCGGGGGGACTAATCAAACGCGCCTCAACTGCTGCTTGCCTGATGGCATCTGGGTCGAGGTTGCCGTCGTAGCCTTTGACGAAGTACTTTGCCATCGGGTCGGTCGGGTTGATTCCCGCCTTGACGAAGGCTAGTTCTCGTTTTGCGGCTTCGGCTTCTGCTACCTGCTTGCGCAGGGTTTCGGCTTCCTTTTCCAGTTGTTTCATCCGCGCTCGAACTGGGTTCTGCGTGGACTCCATCTGGTCGTCGCTTTCGTAGTTGTCAATTTCTGACATATGGCACTCTCCTTTTACCCACACCACAGCGGAGGACTGTGGCGGCTGTTTGTTGATTGGTCTCCCCGTATGCACCATACAAGTCGGGGGGCGCTTGTACAGGTAGTTGCACTATAACACAGTTATTGTGCGTGTCTACTATTGCCCTACAGTTGTGAGTCCTGTTTGTTGTCCGCTTGCTCCTGCAAATCCTCCGCCTTGTTCGAAGCCTGCTTGTCGGCGTCGGCGGCGTTCTGCGATGCGTCGTGCGGCAGCCTGTTCATTGGTGAAGACTCCTGCGAGGATTTCTTCCTGGGTGATTTCTTGTTCACCGATGTTGGTGCGGAACAGTTCTGCTTGTTCACCGATTTGGCTGAAGCCTTGCTGGGCTGCGGCTTGGGTTACGCCTGAGAGGGCGAGGTTTTCGGCTTGCTGGGCGGTGAGGACGATGTTGGCGGTGGTGCGTGCTTGGGCTGCGATTTGGGCGGAGCGTGCTTTGCGTTCGATTTCGGTGGTGGTTTTGGCTGGGTCAAGGAAGTATTCGACGAGTTGGCTGTCGTCGATTCCTGTGAGTCGCTTGAGTTCGTTGACGACTGCTGGGGGTGCGTTGACTACTGCGTTGTACCCCTGCTGGATTCTGTCTGACAGTTCATTGGGGGAGATGTCATTAGCAATGAACTTGGCGAAATCGTCTTGGCTGTCGTAGAACCCGCGACGCAAACCCTGATTACGAAGAACGGTCTTGTACTGCTCTTCCTGGTTGACGTATTCGGCTTCAGACAACTCCGACAAACCTCTTGCGACACGGTCGGCGTTACCCTTGAATCGCTGCTTATAGATGTCGGTGTTTCGGACCGCACCGAATAGTGCGTCTGTGGTACGAGCGATGGTCGGGTCTGCAATGATTGCCCTGTTCAGGGTGTCGAACAGGTTTTCAAGACCGTAACGGCGTAGAGTGGCGCGGAGTTCATCCGCTGCTGCACCTGATACTGGGAGAACGGTTGGTCCGCCGCCTCCACCGCCACCGCCGCCTGCTGGGGCGATACCGTAGAACGGGTCGCCTGGGAGACGTCCCCATGCGTCACGAACGACGGTTACTGGTTCAACGATTGTGCGGTCCCTGGTGACTGTACCTTCGGTTGCGGCTGCGCGTGCTGCTGCGGCACGGGCACCCGCATCCTGGGTGATTTCTGAGAACGGTGAGGTCATCGACATTTAGCCACGCACCTTTCCAAATCCGCGAATAAGCGTAGACGCCACATCACGATACACGTTCTTCGCCTCATCAGTCTTCTGCCACTCAGGAAGAGTACGCAGGAAAGTAGCCCACTCAGTTCCGTTCATCATTCTCGTCTCCCCACTGTTCGGGTCCTGATAGGTGAGGAGACGTCCCCACTTGTTCGTGTCACTGAAGTCGATATCGTTTGGGTCGATGTTGAGGACGTCTGCGGCTACCGACCTGTAGGTTGCGGTTGCCTGCGCAACGGTTCGACCCTGAGCAAGTTGACCCTTCAGGGCTGGATAAAAGTTTTCTGCATCCTGACGGAAGTTCTCTTTGATTTGTTCCTGGGTCATGGTGCCAGCAATAAGTTGCTCAGCGTATTTTGCTGCAAGTGCATCATTCAAACGCAGCCCATAATCGGATGCCAGTGTCTTGATGGTTTGAGCGTCCTTGCCTTGGGTTGCTGGGGTGGCGGTGGTGCCAGCCTTGCCAGTCTTGGCGACTTCGGTTCCGACGTAACGGTTCAGTTCGTCAGTGTTCCAGTCGTACTTGACGGCTTGGGTGGCGAGGTTGTCGATGGCTGCTGGAGCCAAACTGTACCCGCCCTTAGCGACAAGGTTTTCGATAGCGATGCGCTTGGCAGAGATGTTGTTTGCGAGGGTCGTCGGGTCCGATGCCTGCAACTCAATAAAGGCACGTTCCTTAGCGTCCTTGGTGCGTGACCATGCAGTCGATTTGACAGCATTGAGAAAGCGGTCTGCGGTGTATTTTTCTGCGACCGCCTTGTCAATAATGGTTTTGAGTTCTGGTACCGAATTGTAGAGTTCTGCTATCCAACCGTATTCTTGGCGAGCGAAATCAAGCCATGCTTGGGAGCCTTGCTTTGGTGGTGTGTCGGTAGCCATTGTTATCCTTGCAACCATTCTGACAGAGCGCCCATGTAGGAGAGGTAGTCGTTGGCTTCTGATTCTACGGGCATCTGCTTTTCAATCTGGGTGGCAGCAAATGTCTCTGCCGATTGCGGGGCGGTGATGGTCCCACCGAGTGCGGAACGCTTCTGATATTCGACCATTTGTTTCTGGTAGGTCTCGACCATGCGGTTTAGGTCTGCATCTGGAACGGTGCGCCCAATAGTTGATTGTGTTGCCTTGGTGAATACAGCCTTCAGGTCGTCTGGGTTGTCGAGACGGTAGGTTGGGAGTTTAGAGGAGGTTTCGAGTTCAGGGTATTCGGCTAGATAGGCGAGAGCCTGGTCAAGTGACTTGCCGCGCAACGGACCGTTCGGGTCAGAGTTCAAAATGTTGATTCGAGTAAGAGCCTTACCGAAATATGACCGAAGTTTGTTATCGGAACGATTAGCCAAATTGCTCGGCTTATATCCTGGAAATGCCGCCATCAACTGTTTGTTGTATGAGGAAAGTTTTTCTGTTGACACCTTGTAAAGGATGTTGATGTCTTTGGTCGTGAACGTGTATGGCTGGTCAACCGTTCCCCACGAGGTTGGAATCTTATAGTTAGGGTCGACTCCG